TTAATTTATTGAATTTAAACGATAAATATCGCCACAAATAACGTTAAAAATCGCAAATTGACTACACCATTAACTACACCGTTCGGTGCACTGTATGCAACAACGTGGAACAAATAGACACAAGCGATATACAGGAAGGGACGATTTTTCTATGCAGATTTGCATAGTTCTAAATGAAGCTGGTGGATGATCACGGATAACCCGTTATGGGGATCACCATATCGACATCACGCCCACCAGCGAGATTAGTTACCTGGTTGCTGATGGGGGGCTGACGAACCTCGATGTCAGGATGCACAAAACTAGTGAGACCTTTTTTCTCTGCAACAGGCCCATAATTCGCGTTTTCTTTGTCTGCCGTAAGGTGGGGGATTTTGGGCGGATCCAGCAATGGCGCGGATTTTGTTATTTTTTATAGATAGACCTCACCTATCAATCACATGCACATCTTCCCAAAAAAAGTTTTCGAACTTGCGGCGATGTGAACAAGGGTAGGCGGGCGGTCCCATAAGCAATGGGGCGTAGGGATTTCGATCCCCCCGGGGGTATTAAACACCCCCCTATTTAAATACCGTCTTTTTTGTCACTGTGTGTCACTGGTTGTCACTCTCCGTCACGGTATGTCACCATAAGTTAACGTCGTAACCGCTCCGGCTTCTTCCAGTGGTAAGTAATTTTTTCTTTCTCCTGGTACATCTGCACGCGGCGACGGTATGACAACATCTCCAGAACTCTGGTGCGTATATTGCGCATATCCACGCCGTTAAGCTCAATACCGTCACGGCGCATCACCTCAGCCACCACACGCGCGTAATTTTCGGCTATCACGCTGTCCGGCTGCGTGGCCTCCTGTTTGCCTGCTGCCTGGTTGGCTCCGGTAACGCGGCGAATCATTTTGAGCATTTCGGCTTCGGTCATTGTCATGGCCTCCGTGATGATGGGAAACAATGCCGTAATTGTGGCGGGTCCTTCCTGGAAAATGAAACACCGGGGGTAGCCATACGCGCAATTCTTAACTGTTTATGAAAATTTTTCGGGAAAAGTCAGATCCGTTCTTCTTCTCTGTAACTCATTGTTTAATGGTAAAATCATCAAAAAAAGAAAGGATCTGACAGTGGTCATTTTGGGCCAAAAATGACGTTATCAGATCCTTTCTCAGTTTTGTTCAATAATTGCGCGGTTGTCACTCACCTTTCTGTTGCCGTAATTTCTCCGGCACGTTTCCGGTTGTTTCCATCAGGTAGTCTTTCAGAATGCGGGGCAGGTTATCGGCAGTTTTAGCGCACGCATTACAGGCGCGTGCTGTTTCTTTCCTCAGGCCCTCGATCATTGCCGGAGTCATCGCGGGGAACTGCCTTTGCATTGTGAGCGGTAAACTATCCATGATCGAAGAAATCTGGCGCGCCAGACCACGAAGCGCATAGAGAACGAACTCAGTATCTGTAACTTCCCCCGCCTCTCTGGCGTTCTTCAGTTCCTGCCCGTCCGCCTGTGCTTTGGTGAGACGGTAGCGTTCGTACTCTGTTGTGCCTGGCTGTAAATCTGATTCACCAGCAGCACGTAAATCATCAAGCTCCCTGCGGAGTTTTTCGTTTTCGATGTCCTTCTCCCTCTGTGCATACCATTCGATCACCTGTGCAGAGTCGAAAGTCACTTCCACACCTTTACCCCCACCAGATACATGGGGAAGCCCTTGCGTTTGCCATCGTTCAATCGTGCGCGGATCGACGCCAAAAATCTTCGCAAGATTATTTTTATTAACATTCATCTATCAATTCCTTATCAAAAACCAGTTCCGACATGAAACGCCAAAAAAACAGGATTTTTGGGCTTTATGATGTCGTATGTTTCTGGTGGTTGATTTTAATAAAAACAAACAGTTATGCGCGAGAAGTACCGACATGCTTTTTCCTGAAAAATTTTCATAAACAGTTAAGAATTGCGCGTACACGTACCCCCCGTGTTTCAGATTCTGGAAAGGACCCGTGAAAATTGGGGTGATCACCACCGTTCCGGACACAAAAAAATCGCGAGGCCTTGCCAACCTCGCGAACGTTCATTTCAGTTACTTAACAGACAGCAACAGCTTTTCATCTTCGGTCAGTCCGGCGTTACCATCACCGGCTGCTGGCCCAACACATTTCGGGCTGTGCTTTTCCATGTACGCATCAAACAAAAAAGCCGTTTTCTTTTCCTGCATCATTGCCTGGGCATCCACGGCAGCCAGTAACGTTTGTGCATAGGTTACTGTCATTACTTCAGAACCACACTCAATCAGCTTACTGGTGAATTCAGGGTATTTTGATGCCAGCGGTAACGCCTTGATACCCTCTATGCGCTGTTTATCACTCTCAGCCTTTGCAGTAAGTACCGTTCGGGCTTCTGTCAGTGATGCGCCATTATTTGCGAGATTTTCCGCAAGCGTCGGGTATTTCTGCGCCTCAGGCAGTGCCATGATCAATGCTCTGGTTGAATTTGCTTTCTCAGTCATAAATCACCACAAAATTATTGCCCTAAAGGCTGCACGGAAATACCGGAACCAACAAAAGCCGACACTTTTTTCTCGAACGTGTCCGCTGTATCAGGCCAGTTAATTTCATCGATATTAAAAACCCCGCACTTATAAACCTGTGCGCGGTTTTTTGTGGCCGTGTTAATGTCCGATATGGTCAGATACACCGCCTTACCGGGTGTACCGTCCCACTCAACCATCAGGCCCGCGCCGTTCTGCATCAGCGGAGTTCTCGCTTTAATTTCTCCGGCACTGGCAAAACAGGCCAGCGTGCTGACCAGTTCCTGCGTGCCGGAAAGGAATTGCGTGTAAGGTGTTGGCATACGATCCCCTTTATTTCACTTCGACGGTAACAAAGCGACCAATATCCACGGGTACTGGCTGCGGGGCGCTGTGCGTCTGCACGTATTCAATCGCCGGATCGCCAGGTACGATATAATTTTTCGGGTAGTACATCCCCTCAGAAAACCCCTCGCGTGCCGCGTCCTGATCCATGATGGCACCATAAGCAACAAGGCCTTTATTTTCGGTATTGCCGAAAACCATCATGTTTTGTTTCAGGAAATATTGCTGCTGCCCGCATTCGTCGTCATAACGACCGGAATAAACCACGAGCGCCACATCACCGAGATACCCCTTGAAGCTGACAACGCCGCCCAAATCTTTTAGCGCAAGTTCAAGTGACGAGTTTGAACCGCGACGCGTGTCCAGGAGTTCGCGGAATCGACGGAACGAGCGCAAAATACGCCAGGCTTCGCCACCCATGACGATAATATTTACCGTACCTTTGGAAAAATCAGCGTAAGCCTCAATGTCGCTTATCGGATCAAACGTCTCGGCATCCTGTTTTGACCATTCTTTCCCGCCAGCCTGTGTAATGTGATTGGTTGCGGGTAATCCCCAGTCAATTTCATAACGCTCAATGCCTTCGCCTTCGATAACGTTACGGCCTGTTGTGATGGCATTGACCGCCAGCCATTCAACACGCGCTTTGATGGCAGCAAGCTGTTTTTTCTGGCTGTCGTGAACCATTTTTACGCGGCGTAGTGCCGGGGAAGACTGACCATTGCCGATCTGTTCTCCAGCCATGCGCATGATTGTTTTAGTGGGATCAATAACGTGTTTGGGCTTCATATAACCCGGCGTGAAAGTGTTCGTTGTAAAACCTTTGTCACGCATAACCTGACTGCCTGACATTGGTGAACAAAACGGACTCATGACCACGTTTTCAATATCCAGCGTATCAAGCGCAATATCTCGCGTACTGAACGTGGCGATATTCGGAAAAAACAGCGTCGTAAAGAGCGGATTAAATTTAAATTCCGGCACATCTTCTCGCCCGATATTTTTCAGTAGCGTTGGTGTGCTTACCAGTTGTGGCGCTGTCATTACTCACCCCCATGAGGCTGATTCATACCAAGCGCAGCGCGTAAATGGCTGCGTACCATCCAGCCGACTGACGGCTTCACCAGGCACAACGGATCAAGGCCGATTTTTTTTCCTGCCTCTGCGTTCTCCTCAAAGCGCGCATTAAGTGCGGCGATAATATCGGGGCTGATGTACACGGATACACCGCCCGGCTTCTGTGTTCCCATAAATGAGATTCCTCTTTGACTAAAAAAATAAACATAACGAAAAGTCAGTCATGATTTTAATCATCATTGCATTTTTTGCAATGCGATTGACTGTTGTTGCAAATCATGAAATGATTATGCCGTGGTTTTAATCCTTGTACCACAGAGTCATTCAGCATTAATCACGTTAGCGGCGTGAAATCCCCCGGAACCTCATCCCGGGGGATTTTTTTTACGCACAAAAAAGCCGGGAAAAATCCCGGCTTCTGTCACTCGTTGCTTAAAACGGTATGTTATCCCCGTACGGATCATCATTTCCCGCCTGTTGTTTTGCCCTGTTCAGTGCGTCAGTAGCCTGGCCCTGCTGGCCTTTTTTGCCGCCCGGTCGCGCCGTCCGCGCACTGATTACGCTGTCTGCGATAACCTGCCAGCCCTGCCGCGTTTCGCCGTTCTGGCCTGTCCACTGGCTTACCTGCATGTTACCCGCCACGCTCACCAGTTCGCCTTTGTGGTGCTTTGCCAGTGCGTCGGCCTGTCTGCCAAACGCCATGACGGATAACCACATCGTCGCCGTTCCGTCATCTGCCTGGCTGCACGGCAGGGGAACCGCCATACTCGCCATCGCCATTTGTGTCCCCTTGCTGGTGGTCTTTAACTGCGGGTCAGCCACCAGCCGCCCGTAAGCCGCTATCTGTGCTGTCATGCTGTCTGTTCTCCGGTTTTAACGTTGATGGTTGTCACCTGTTCCGCTTCGGCAATCTCCCGCTCTGTCAGCGTGGCAAAGTTTGCCGCCGCCGTGGTCATGAATGCGCTTATCAGTTCGGGATGTGCTTTCGCGTATCCTTCTCCGGCATGGCGGTCTATCGTTCTGATTGCCACCTTTAAGGCGTGCTCTGTCATGTCTAATGCGCGATATTTTGGTGCTGTCTTATCTCTGGTTTTTCTGGTCATGCGCCCACCTGTGCCCACTTTTTCTACCCACTTTTCATGGTTTCCCACTTCGTCCCACCTGGGATTTTGTGGTTTTATATCGTACTGTTTCATAAGAGTTTTTTTAGTGCCCACTTTTTGGGATGTATACACGTGGGAAAGTGGGCGATTTTGTTAAATTCCAGTTAAATTACCCACTATTCCCACTTTTAACGCCCACTTTTTACAGTGGGTGAACATCATCCCCATCGACGCAAATCACGCCGTCTTTTTCCAGTTTGGCTAACCATCGTTTAAGGTGTTTTGTGTCATATCCCAGCTTTTTCATGTCATCACGTAGCAGCGGGATCGTACATTTATCACCATGCTGTATACGCGACCGGATACAACCCCATAAAGCCGTGTGATTTTCCGTCTTGTTCCCGGCCTCCTCTATGCGCTCCAGTTCAGCAGGGGCGCGGGGAACGTCAATCACCACCATGGACACAATCTCTTCGCCATCTGTATCGGTGAACACCTCCACGCTTTTAAGATCGTATGCACTCTCTTTTGGCTCCTCTGCGTCCTTCATCTTCGTACACGCCGCCACCAGTGCTGTAACCTCTGAATTTTCCCGGCTGATTCGGTACTCTGCATCAAGCGCGGCACGGAATGCGCTGGAACCGCGCGCCCCCTTTGTTTCATCCTTGCCGGAATGGTGAACCACCAGCACCGTGGCCCCTGTGGCCTGCTTTATCGCGTCACACCCCTGGATAAATGCGCCCATATCGCGGGAATCATTTTCATCATTCCCACCAAAGCAACGGGCCAGCGTGTCGATCACAATCAGCCGCACATTTTCGCCCGTTCTGCTCTTAACAAGTCCGGCAGTCCTGATAACCTGCTCCACATAGTCAGGCGATGCGGGGAAGACAGGCGCGTTAACGATGCACAAATCTGTAACCACCTTGTCATGGGTTATCTCCCACGCCTTAACGCGGCGTTTTACGCCCATACTGCCTTCGCCAGCGATATAGATAACAGCGCCCTTACTTACCCTGCGGCCTCCCCATGCCATACCTGTGGCAACATGGCACGACCAGGAAATAGCCAGGAACGATTTATAAGAACCGCTGGCCCCGTAGGTGCTGCATAATGACTCAGCCGGAATAAGCCCCTTAATTACGTAGCTTTGCTGCGCGTCGAATCCCTCAGAACCCCATGAGATGGGAAGTGTGATTTTTCGCTTTCCACCATTCATGACCAGACTTTCCCCGCGTTCCCAGGTTTCTTTAAGCCGCGGTAGTTGCTCGCTCCAGTCCTCCAGCAGTTCGAAATTCTCTGAAAGTAACCGTGCTTCCTGGACACCTGCGATCGCCAGTTTGGTGGCAATGGTCAGCATCTGCATATCGTCCAGGTTTCCGGCGCGTATGACCTTTGCTCTGTATCGTCCTTCATCAACAATCTGTAAATTGTCCAGTTCGCTTAACTGATAACGGCCCAGGTAAACCGGAGGGATGGGATCGCCTGCTTTTTTGGCCTGTGCAATCATGTAATGTTCTGCAAAGGAGTGAGCATTATCACCCGCAAAAATAACCGCCTCAGTGTGTTTATCTTTCGGTAACAGTTTTACGTTCGGTGCCAGTTTCATTTTTTACCTCTGGATGCGCTGAGCATGCTTTTTATTTTCTTAATATTTTCCCGTGCTTTTTCCCTGCTGGTGGGCTTACCGCGTGTTACGTTCTGTACCAGAGAAAAATCACGCCGGAACTGATAAACAGGCATCACGCAGTCATAGCCGTACCCATCACGGCGGTAAGTAACACACCGTCCCGCCACGCTTTTAATCGTTACAGTGCCGCCGTATTTATCTTTGAAAATATCGCCGGGGCGGATTTCAGGCCGAGCGGGGCCGCTGGCAGTAAAGCCAGAAATTTTCTGTTTCATGGTTTTTATTTCCCGGTGTGTTGTTCTTTATATCTGTCGTGCAAAAGGTCTATTTCTTGTAGTTCCATTATTACCGGCTCAAGAAGCGTTATTAACGCCGTCGCAATATTGCTGTTGCGTTTATTTCTTTCATTATCGCCAAGCGTTTCAAGCCATAAGCGCAATATTTCAAGCATGTTTTCACTGTAAGCAAGAGCACGGTATGCACGGTCTACTGTGTCATTGTAAATATCACACATGGCTTACATCCTCCGGGAATTTTCTTCTGTAACGCGCCTCTGCCACATATTCCGCATAGTCCGACGCAATATTGAGAATATCGCTACCCGTTCCTGAATGTTTGGCGGTTTCCAGCAAAAAACATGCAGCTTTTACCATGTCAGCAACACATAACAGCGCAATATCTGTATCTTCCGGTGCGCCATCAAATTCCTGTTTCAGGGCATTAAAACGATCATCACGCATAACCCCCCCATTTTCACAATCAGCAATCAGGATGGCTTTAGCCTCATTCAGTGCCATATCAGCGGTAAGCTGTGCGTAGGCCAGCGAATGGGGGATTATTTCCCCTGTATATTCCGTCTCTCTGGTAATGTGTTTTTCTGCGGTTGCTGCCGTGCATGAAATATCAATCAGCGCGTGCATCAGCGTTTTGATGGCTTCGGCGGCTGCGTCCGGACGGGTGTTATTGCACATGGCGCACCCCCTGACGAATACGGGCGGCGAATACCATCACACAGCCAGCCGGGGATTGCTGGCGTGCTTCCTGTTCGCTGGTGGCCTCAATGGTAATCACACGCGGTTGTGCCGTGCTCAGGGCGATAAAACGCCAGATGTATTTATTCAGGTTGTGCGAGTCCCGCCCTTGCGGGTGTGTGGTATGATTTCTCATAGCTACCTCGATACGCTTTCTATCGTTGGTGGTTAGACGCCCTGCATGTGTGCCACCACTGCGGGGCGTTGCTGTATATACACCACAATTATTGGTGTGCATACAGATTAAATTTAAGTGTGCTACAGTGTCAAGTGTTTTATTAACACACCTTTTGGTGTAATGTGTACACACCTCAAAATAACCGGACATCCTAATGGCAACAGGAAACATCAACAGCAGATCGCAAATGAAAAATATCCGCTTCCCCCATGATGTAATCGAGGAAATGGAAAATTCGAAAACGGAAGGGGAAACAATAGCCGCTTTCGTGATTACAGCTGTTCGCGGGGAGATCGCCCGCCGCCAAGCTGAAGGAAGCGGAGAAAATCCCCTGGTTTCTTCGCTCGATGCACTGGCGCAGGTGGAAAAAATTGGAGTCAAAGCTGCCGAGGAGATCGGGCAACTCGTCGCCGTCGCGCGTGAAGAACTCCAGCGCCGCAAGGCCAAAGAATAGGAATAGCCCACCAGCAAGCCAGCACACTGATCACATTGCCCACCAGCCGCAAATGTGGCATTGTTGGCTATGCTCATGCGTTGGGGATAACGTGTAGCTTGTGTCGAGGGGCCACCGTAGCGGGTGGCCTTTGTTTTGCCTGTTATCCTGCAACTATGGTCATTTCGACCACGGTTGATATAACCCCCCTGCACTGATCCAATTTTTTCGCAGCAGGTTAATTGTTCAGAAAGGCGGCTCCATTTCGGGGCCGCTTTTTTTATGCCTGAAAAACCACAATTTTGTTGTTTTCCAGTCTCACCAGGACGAGCGAAGCCCCGCCCCTGTTCGGGCGTATATCCAGTCTTCATGGTTAAATCTCTGTATTAGTGGATGGGAGGCGGCTGTGTGCCGCCAGCCTGATTAGTGAACTGCCTCGCGGCTGTCCTTCCATGCCAGAACTTCGGATAAAGACCAGCCAACGGAACGACCGCCGAGTTTACGCCGTGATGGGAATTGTCCGGTTTTTTCCAGGCGGTACCGACATGAGCGGCTCAGGCCTGTAAGTTGCTGACATTCTTTTTCACGTATAAAGCGATCAGTGCTTAACACTATTGCCTCCGTCATTTCTCAAAGAGTCATTTGGTGTCTTATTGTGTCGTATTGTTCCCGCTGGAGTGATGAATGGCAAATATTGGTGACGGCCATTTTACAGAAATGGGGTAATTAGAATAAAAATACTTTTAAATCATTGTGATAAAGTAGCGTAAAATTCTGTTTTTACGTCTTTTTTACATGTTTTTAAGAGTGATTCGCCAGTGTATAAAAAAACAGTATGCATATAAAAATCAAATGTTTATGGCGCTGTTTGATTTTTAATCCGTTTGTTCCAGATTGTTCGCCGTTGTTCGTCGTGGTGTCTCGTTGTTTCACGTTGTGTCCGTTCTGAAAAATCGCGAAAAAAATTATATTTCTCTGGCTATTGGCAGTGTGGTTACGTTTTCGTGAGCACCTGCCAGTATCTCTAATCGCTCTGTCCACATATCCAGCGCGTTACGTTTCGCATCAATATAGCGGGAGTGGTTATAGACTCGTTGCATCCCTGGCATCTGGTGGGCGGTAAGTTGCTCGACAATATGCGGATCCACGCCTAAATCGTTCAGCATCGTGGTAAACGTGCGCCGTATATCGTGCAGGGACCAGTGAGGATGGTTTAATTTTTTGTGCGTAAATCTGCCGTATTGTGACACGCTGGCTTCCTGTTTCAGTTCTCCGAGTAATAACCCTGTGTGCCTGTTCTGCTCCACCAGCTGCGTGACGAACGGCAAAATGCTTTCCGGTATTGGCCTGAATATGGCGACCTTCGTTTTGCTGTGTTCTTTCGGTACCGTCCAGAGCATTTCCTTAAAATCCCACTCCCTGATCTCCGACAGCCTCAGTTCTCCGGTCCGGCAGCCGAACACAATCAGGAGGCGGATTAGTGCGCTGTAGTAGGGCGGGAATATTTTTTTATCCAGCGCCTGTAATAATTCGCCCAGTTCTTTGTTACTAAGCACGCGTTCGCTTATGCCCGGCTTTTTGCCAACGTCCAGCACGTTGAGATCATCCAGAACGTTACTGACTGCGTAGCGACGTTTACGGCAGAACTTAAGCGCCTGTTTGCACGCCTGCATCATGTGGCCAGATGTTACGGGTGATTTTTTGCGTATCCGGTCAAAACAGGCCAGCCAGTGACGCAACTCGCATTTATCCAGCGGCATATTGCCAATATGCTGTATGACGTGATTATTCAGGCGGCTTTTCAGGGAGACGTAATCGACACGGTTTTCCTTTACGTGCATTTCCAGCCAGTAGCTGATCGCATCGCCTACCGTTACCGGCTTTAGTGCTTCCTGTATGGAGTAATTAAGCTCATGGCGTGGATTTTTTCCCTCTGCCAGCCATGCGCGACACTGTGCTGCTTTTTCCCTGGCTGCTTTCAGGCTCAGATCCGGATAATTTCCCAGCTTCAGGCGTTCCGGTGATACCTGGCGTCCTGTTCCTGCCCTGTAGGTGAAATACCAGGTTAACAGACCGCTGGTGGAGTGTCTGATACTCAGATTTCCACCGTCATTAAGAAAGGTGGTTTTTTGGGCTGGTGTGCCGTTGATTTTTCTTAGCTGCGTGTCGCTCAGTTTGTTAAGTGCCCTGCTCAT